AATGCCACAAGGTTCAGGAATTTCCTTTACTCGCCCAAGCATTACAACACCGACTTCCTCGGGTGTTCAAAGCACACAGGGAACCGCTGTTAGTTCGCAGACAATGGTTCTTGCCGCGAATACTGTCAGCCGACAGACCGTAGCAGGATCAATTCAGATTGCACAACAAACAATGGACTTTACTGATCCAGCCGCGATGAACATTATTTTAAATGATCTTGCTGGTCAGTACTTGAAGCAAACAGACAACATTGCAGTTGATTACATCGTTTCACAGAAACAAGCATCAGGTTTTACCTGGACTGTTACCGCTGGCGATGCAACTTCATTGATGAACGCAATTTACGGTTGTGCTGTAAACATTTCCAACACAACAAACCTATTCCCAACCCACATGGTCGTTGATCCAACCACCTGGTCAAAATTGGGCGCTCAATTAGATTCGTCAAAAAGGCCGTTATTTCCAGCAATTGGCGCACCTGGCCTTATCGGTCAGAACACGCTTGGCGCTGGCAATGCAACTTCATGGTCAGGAATGAACCCACTTGGTTTGGAACTTGTTGTTGACGGAAACGCCGCGGCAAACACCATGCTGATTGTTCACGGCCCTGCAATAGAACTGTACGAAGCACAACAGGGAATGCGTAGCGTTGAAGTGCCTGACCTTTTGGCTCGCACATTCTCCTACTACGGTTACTTTGCAACCTTTGCACAGGACGCACAAAACCCAACGGCAGTTGCAGGAAGCCAGTTTATTCAAGCAATTACAATCGCTTAGTAGAAAGGCGGCTTTACCGCCATGGCTACTTACAACATTACAAGCAAACTGCTAATTGACAATTATGCTGTTCTGCAAACATTAGAAAACAATGAAATTGCAGTTGGTCAATCAATAACGGTTGCAAGTTTAGGTTCTCCCTTCAACGGTACTTTTACGGTGCTGGATTTGCCCGAGCATGAATTCATTGGCATTGATTCCCAAACTGGGTTTCCAATGTTCAATGAATTTGTGCAACGGCAGAATCAAGTTTTGTTTGCATGTACTGGAACGGATGTTCTTTACACATTTACGACCGTTGGAACAATAACTTATGCCCCTGTTTGCACTTGGATCACCGCTAACGACATTGCAGATTGGTTGTATTTGTCAACTGCAACCGCGGCAGATCAAACCTTTTTAACGATTTGTGCGGCCGCTAGTAACCAGTTCGCATTTAGACGCAGACAAGAAAGCGGCTATTTTGACGCATTGGCAACAGTGCCTTCACAAGATGTGAAACTTGGAACCGTAATGTATGGCGGCGCGCTTTACCGCCAGCGCGGTTCTGTGGACACCTTTGCATCATTTAACGAAATGGGAAGCGCCCCACCAATGGCATTGTCAGCCATCGTGCAACAATTACTAGGCATATCGCGCCCACAGGTTGCTTAAATGCCAACCGCCTACACAGATTTACTAAACACGGCGTTGGACAACCTTGCCACAACACTGAACACAATCACGCCGCCAATACCGATTGTGACCGATCCAAGAAACATCCAGGCGGCTTGTGCATTTATTAACGCCCCAACCTTTACAACACCGTTGATGAAAAACAAGCGCATTCAACTAACTTTTCCAATTCAGTTAATTGTTCCAGGGCCTTTCAATCTTGATGCACAAAGAAAGCTTTTAAACATGACGGCCCAGTTGTTGGGTGCAAATGTTGCCATTACAGAAGGCCGCCCAACATCAATTGAAATAGGCGGTGCGTTATACCCCTGCTATGAAGTTATTGTCAATATGGAAGCGAGTTCATTATGAAACTAAAAATCCTGTCAAATAAAGTAGGCAAGGTAGGCGCTTACTTTGAGCCAACCCCTGGGATCAATGTTCAGGCATTGATTGACGGCGGCTTTATTGCCTATGAATCAGAATCCACCGAAACACCTAAAAAATCATCTACGATCAAGAAAACAACCAAGGAGTAAATTATGGCCACAACCACTTATCTTTCCAATTTGTCAGCACTCACCGTGAACAGCGTTTCATTGGTGGATCAATGCACAGGCATTGTGTTTACACAATTGCGCGAAGCCCTAGACAAAACCACGCTTGCTGATACTGGCCGAACCTACACGGGCGGCCTTTACAACAACGAATGCACAATGACACTTTTTCAATCATATGCGGCAAGCGAGACCTACCAAACTTTGGCATCAATCGTTGGCACACAAACAACAGTTGTTGCAACTGTCATTGAAGGCGCAGTGACGAAGGTATTCACTTTGGCAAATTGTTACTTGGAGTCAATGCCTGTAATCAATGGCGCTTTGGGCGAACTTTCAACTGTAGATTTGACCTTTACAGGCGGCGCACTAAGCGTTAGTTGATCACGGCCATCACTTGGCCCGACACAAGGAGAAACAAGTGAAACTTAAATTAAAAATAACGCCATCGCCAGGTGATGAACCTGTCACGATCACAACCAATTTGCTGTGCATCGCTGAATGGGAAAAGCAAGAAAACCGCAAAGTTTCAGACGGCCGAGGAATCGGAATTATGGACATGGTTTTTTGGGCTCATTTTATGTTGAAGCGCTCCAACTACAAAATGGAAGCAACACCGAAATTGTGGCTGGAAGCAAACCCCGATATGGAAATTGAAACGGTGGACATGACAAACCCAAACCCTACGGGCGCGGAACCTACCGAAGGCAACTAGCAGAATTACTAGTGTCAGTAGGGTGGTTTCCGCCGCATATAGAGTTTGACACACGCGATCTTTCAACAGTCATTAGCGTGCTTAATGAACAAGCGAAAGAAAGGCGGCAAAGGTGAAATCTACAATCACTATTGAGGTTTATGGAGTCAAAGCCGCTTTAAAAGAAGTCAACAAAATTAACCCAAAGTTGCGGCGCGAATTTACCAAACGCTATAAAAACATTGTTAAACCCGTTATTCAGCAAGCAAAACAAAGTTTCCCTGATGAGCCGCCATTGTCACGAATGGGCAAACCATTTAAACATTTAGGTTCATGGGATGGCGGTTTAGTTGCAAAAGGCGTTACCGCAAAGATCAACACAAGATCAGCGAGAAAACGCAATATTGAAAAAGGCGCTGTTTATGAAAGCATTGCAACCTTTTTGATTCAACAAAAAACAGGTTGGGGTTCTTTATACGACATGGCAGGCAAGAAAAACAGTTCTTCCATAATGGCAAGAAACTTAGAAACCAAAGGTTTTGGCGTGGCATCGCGAGCAATGTGGCCAGCCTACGAAGCGCAAAAAACCGAAATAGACATTGCGGTTCTTGCTTTGTGCAAAGATGTAATGAACGAAGTTGACAGAAATCTAGGTTTTAACGATGGCAATTAGAATCCCCATAATTTCGGAATTTAACCCGAAAGGCATTGCCGCGGCCAAAGCCGAATTTGCATCTTTGCAGGGTGCTGGCACAAAATCAATGTTCCTTTTGCAAAAGGCCGTTTTGCCAGCCGCCGCCGCCATTGGCGCTTTTACTTCAGTTATTGCGCCAGCAATTAAAGCCGCATCAGATTTTGAAGAATCAACGGCCAAAGCTGATGTGATTTTCGGAAAGGCGTCTAAGTCTGTTAAGGATTTTGCCAACACTGCCGCTGTATCTTTGGGGCAATCAAAACAAGATGTTCTCAACGCCGCTGGCGTGTTCGGTACTTTCGGCAAAGCGGCAGGCTTAGCAGGCGATGACCTAGGACTATTTACAACCGATTTCGTGACCCTGGCAACCGACCTAGCATCATTTAACAACAGCACCCCCGAAGAAGCCGTTATGGCCATTGGGGCGGCCTTGCGTGGCGAATCCGAACCTTTGCGCCGCTACGGCATTTTGCTTGATGACGCAACCTTAAAAGCCGAAGCAACAACACTTGGCATTTACAAAGGCAACAAAGCGCTGACATCCCAACAAAAGATTTTGGCCGCACAGTCCGCCATTTACAAACAGTCAGGTGACGCACAGGGAGACTTTGCCCGTACTTCTGACGGTTTGGCAAACAGCCAACGCACGCTTACGGCGTTGTTTAAAAACTTTCAAATAGAGTTAGGACAAAAGGTTCTTCCAGTAACAACCGATTTTGTTAATGCACTTATTGACATCAAAGGCGCTTTGGACGACATTCCAGAACCGGCAAAAACGGCCACCCAAAAGATAAGCGATTTTGTAAACAAAATTGCTAACTACATTAATCCGCTGTATCAATTTTACAAAGTAACAATTCTTCTTGGCGATGCGTTAAACGGCGTATCAAAAGACATTGATCCATATAGTCAAAAATTGAATACTGGAACAACAAATACTATACGAATGGCGGATGCGTCAGACGAATTAAAAAACAAATTGAAAGAAGAAGAAGACACTGTTAAGGGTGTAACAAAAGAAGTTGAATCCTTTGCCGCCGCATTAAAAGAAAAACTTTCCGAAGCGGTGGACACAGCCAAAGAAAAACTGGCGGAAGCAAAAACCGAATTTTCAGACTTTGCAAAAAGCGTTTCAGATGCAGTTATGGGCGCACTGGATTTCAACAAAG